CTGACAAATAGCAATCATCGATTTGGTGTTCTATGCTATTTTGGCTTTTGATTTGAGTCGATCACGCTTTAAACGGCGTCTTCCGTTCCCTTTTCCCTTTCGGGTTGGCTGGGGTTTTATTTTCTTTTGTTTGTTTGTTCTTCCTTTGGGGTTAGGTTGTTTCTTCCCTCTTTCTTTTCGCTTATTATGTTTCTTCCTTTTGACACACTCTGAGGAGGCCTTAATGGCCGAAACCCTGGTGGTAAGTGTGAATTTTATTCACCAACGACTGGTAAAGGAGCAGCCTTGATTGGCCGGGTCGTCACCCCCCCTTTACCTTGAAGGAGTTCAACAGTCACAAGTATCTTATCATGTCACTCATGCGCCTTGGGTTCCTAAAGCTATGAGACTAGGTTGCGCCGCCCAAACCCAGTGTCCAACTTTTGGATATAGTCAAAGTGACTTCGGTCGCCACTGGTATGCTGCAATGCGAAACTGATCTTTAAATGCTAGGTTTGAATCCTTTGGTTACGGTGTTAGTTCTCGTTATCATGGCGAGGAATAAGAGAAATCCTTAGCACCCTTTCAAGGGGGGTGTAGGACTTACTTCCGGAACTATTGTCGGTAAGCTTCTAGCCTGGGCACCTATAAGGCAGTCCTCAGGAAGTCTATTCCGGCCGGTCGATCAGCGAATAACGACCGAATGTTAAATAAATTTTCGTGAAGCTTGCTTTTGGGCTGAGGGGTGTTTACCTCAAACCATCTGCAGTCGGACGATTACTGTTCTTCACCATCACTAATACATCAACTGAATATCATCTCTTTAACACAATGTTCAACCAAATCATTTCTTTCGTCCTTTTTACTTTCCTCGAAGGGACCCTTCTTGGTTCCATGTTCAGTTCTGTTATGGGTGCTGGGACGACGATTTTGTTCCAGAGTGTCTGCTATTTCTTCATGGCTATAACTTTGACTACGCCCACTTGGCACCTTTGGTCTGGTGTTTGGGGTGCTTGTGTGATTCTGGTCGGGCCTATGTTGCCCGATGTACTTCTATCTCACGCTTCTGTGAACCGTCTCTTTTGGTTATTGTCTGGTCGTATTTTAATGGGTTTCTTAGGTCCAATTTTAAACTTTTTGGCTGTGAATTTCCCTGTGTATTTTACTGCGCGTATCGTGCAGACCATTGTAGCTAGTACTTTGTTTGGTTGGGTTTTCTTTTGGGTCGTCGCGAATGCTACGACTTTGTTGATTATCTTGTGGGTGGCTGCTAGTGCACCGCTCTCAGCTTCTTTGGCCCTTCTTGTAGTTTTAGGTCCTATCTTTGTATTGGTAAATTTGAATCTTGTATTGTCTTTGATAGCCATTGCTTACGGGTTAATGACCGGCGACTGGTCCACTTTTATCACTTTTGATCAAGTGGTGGCCCTTTGGCAACCGTCTCTCTTTGCTTTCGTTAGGGTCATCAAGCGGCCATTGGATGCTTTCTTGGTGACCTTGTCTGATATTAGAGCTTCGGTTGCTTTTGTTCGCATGTCTATTAGGTTGATGTCCCTACCTAATGAGATTTTCTTGGCCAT